TCACTGGTTCCGTCATCGTAAATGTTGTAGGGAACCCTCCGACCGTCAACTAACCGCGACCCTTGGCCAATTATCGTTCGCGTGGGTGCCATGCCGGCGACCCGCTTGAAGGTCTCTTCACCAAGTGTGCCCGGACCGTAGCCAGCGTATGGCGATGTAGCTTTGCTCAAGTTCATGCCAGCCGGAATGTCCATCGCTGGGCCCATGGCGTAGCGGTATGCGTCAGTCGCAGGCGGCGTCGTGTAATCGAGACCGCCAACTTTGAACGCGCCGTCCACGCCGGGCGTGGGCAGTTTGGCTGAGAAGATTGGGTTGAGCGCCTGAGAGCCGGGCGTACCGCCTCCGCCACCACCGCCGCCACCGCCTCCAATGCCGCCAACAAGATTAAGAAGGGCGAGCGCATCAGCAAGGCTGAGCTTCCTCTTCCGCTCTTCTTCTTTTGCTTTCTCGTCATCGGACTTCTGGTTGGTATCATCAAGCACGGTATCTGCCAGAGTAAGACCACCAGTGCTGGGGATGGTTTCCCTACCCGTTACCTTGATAAGGTCTGTATCATCAAATTCTGTCGTTGTTTGAAGAAGCCGATCTACGTCGGGGTTGCCTGTAGTAAAGCCGCCTAAGTTTGTGCCGGGCACGACCCGAGAGCCAGTTACCTTGATGAGGTCTTCATCACTGAGCTCTTGCGCCTCCTGTTGCAGAAGCCGATCTACATCGGGGTTCCCCGTGAAACCGCCTAAGTTTGTGCCGGGCACGACCCGAGAGCCAGTTACCTTGATGAGGTCTGTATCACCAAATTCTGTCGTCGGTTGAAAAAGCCTGTCCACCGCTGGGTTTCCTGTGAAACCGCCTAAGTTTGTGCCGGGTGCAACCCGTGCACCAGTGACGTTGATGAGATCGCCATCATACCCAGTGTTGTAAGGCGTGCGCGTTTCGGGGTTGGTTACGTTGTCTGCTCTGGCGTCTCTCAGATATTTCTGAGCTGGCGTTTTGAACGCACTGAGATTTACGTTCGGTGTCGAAAGGGGCGTACCGCTGACGACAATGGGTCCGCCGGAGACGGCACTAGCTTCGCCGCCAGTGCTTGCGCTGGTGTCACCGCCAGTACTTGCGCTGGTGTTGCCGCCACGGAATATACTGCCAGACTTGGTGCTTATGCCTAGTTCGTTTTGGATGGAAGGCGCGACGTAACTGAGCGCGCCAGAAGCGACGCCACCGAGCAGCGAACTTTTCAGGTTCTGGCCGGTAGCCAAGCCACCTGCGGTTGATCCGAGGCCCGTACCCAGCGCAGTGGCCGCCTTAGCCCCAACACCTGCGCCCTGTAAAGCTGGTCCGAGTACTTGGCCGCCAGCGGCGCTTAGGCCGCCCATGATCGCGCCCTTGACTGGATCGCGGCCAGCCATAGCGGCACCCGCGCCACCAGCGATGGCGGCGGAGAGAACAGGCCCAGCAAATTGAAGGCCGGGGACGAGGCTAACTACAATAGGCAGCGCCGTGCCGACAATCTGCCCAAGCGCGCCCAGTGTGCTCTTATTAGCCTTCTCGTTGGCAACGGTCGTGTACGCGCCTGACGGGTCTGCCGTTTGGATGTCGTAGTTTGCCTTGCGACCAAGGCTGTCGGTCAGGTTCTGACCTACTTCGGTCGCCTTGCGCGCAGCGTCAACCCCTGTGCCCTCGAACACAATCGTATTGGTGCGGAGGTCAACGAGGCGCACCGGCTGGTCGGGCGTCACTGCAAAAACATTGCCGCCCATTCTTCCCGTAGGGTTGCCTTTGTTAGATACCGGCGCGGTGATGTACTGTATGTTTGGGTCTTGAATGACACCGCCCATCCGACCGCCACCAAAGCCGCCTAGACCGCTTAGGTCCAAACCAGCCAAGCTGCTCATGTCGAAAGGCGCAGCCTCTTGCGTCATCGGCATAACCGCCGCCTCACGGGGCGTGTCCATGATTGGCGCTGCGCCGCTCATCGGCATGACTTCAAACGGCGAGGGCTGAGGCGTCGCCTGCGGAAACGCGCTAAATGACGGCATCATCGGCTGCGCCGCGCCGCTCATCGGCATGGCTTCAAACGCAGAGGGCTGAGGCATCCCCTGCGGAAACGCGCTGAACGACGGCATCATCATACCCTCGTCGGGCATGAAGAACTCTTCAGGCGCCCCAAAATAGCGAGCTCGCATATCTACTGCCATTAACCCTGTCCTTCAAGCATTGGGTAAGCTCTCATCGCCCATTCCCGCCAGTCGTCAAATTGATAAGGGTTTGGTGGGTTGCGCTGCACAAATGGCTGTGCGCGTACGAACCCAGTGGCCCAGTCTTGCCAATCCGCATCGTCTTCCAGTTTCCCGAAAGACCAAGCGTCTCCGTTGGACAATATAACAGCGTCAGCCCATTGGCGCAATGTCATGCCGCGCGGATCAATCATCAGCCGATCACCGTGCCATCGCCAGGCTGGAGGTGCGCCAGCACCAAACCCATTTGGTAGTCGCCGCCGATCGTGTTCGACGCAAACTTAAAGCGAAGCTCACGGCGCTGCGTCTTAAAGTAAACGACCTGTTCCTGCGGCGTCTGCGGCGTCTCGACGATGATGTGCTCTTCGCTGTAGACCTCAGGGGCGCGGGCGTTAGCGCGGCCGGCGACCTGTACTGTCATGTCGCCAGACTGCACAAAGTCAGGCTCGAGCATAAGCACCTGAAGCGCCTTGTTCTCTTGGCTCATCACTGGCATGGATAGGTCGGCGGTCTCAAAGAACGAATAGACTGGCTGAATGTCTATCCCGTCGATCTCATCCGTACCGACCTCATGCACCCACAGTCTATACTGGTCAATCTCGCTGTCCTGCGTGACGCGCACGTCGTCGCCCTGCGTGATGCGCGTGTCGTTCGCTTCAGTGACGCGGATCTCTTCAGCGCTCACCGTCGGGATGATGCCGGTCATCAGCGGCTTGGGGAAGACGCTGGTGAAGACGCCGGCAGAGCGGCCGCCGTTGGGCAGCTCGCAGTCGTACCAGGTGTTCTCGCGGATGTTGTAGATCACCGCATGGCTCGGTTCCGTAGCGTCGCCGCGCGGATAGCACCACCAGATCTCGCCGAAGCGCGGCACCTTAACCGCAAACACCTTCTGGCGGTACTGCTGGTTCAGCCCGTCGAAGAAGTAGTTCTGGTTCATGTCGTTCGGTATCTCGCGCACGACGCCGTTGAAGCTCAGGAAGCGGTCGGTGCCGATCCAGTAGAAGATGCCGTCATACTCGATAACCGTGTTCGAGCCGAGGATCGACGTCTGCGTGCTGATCGTGTCGAATTGGAAGACAGCGTCGCCGCCCACATAGGACGCACGTAGAAGGCTGTCTGCCGACCAGAACAGGCCAGACGGTGCGTTGCCAGGACCGCCGCGCAGCGGCATGGCGCGCACAAGCTTCTGGCCGGTGATGTTAGCAGCGCCAGAACCGCTGCTGGTAAAGTTAGTCGGATCGCCAGGCACAGACCACATGACGTAGCCGTTGTCGCCAAAGGCGAAGGTGTACGGATGCAGAGCCACGACGCCGCCCGTCAAGCTGTAGCCTGTGGGCAGGTTGGTCACCTCTTGAAGCGCGTCAGTGTCAAACAGATCGCCGTAGAAGAGCTGACCACCGTCGCTGTTGCAGATACAGTTAAGGTTCGGCGCGACTTGAGCCACGAGCTGCGTGCCGCCCAGACCAACCGCCGTGTCGACGTCGAACTGCCACATGTTAGCGTCGTTCAGGTCAAGCGTGGCTGGCGTGCGGTTGGTGATGACCGACGTGTTGAAGCCGCCATCAATGTAAAAACGCTCGACAAAGTTCGCCGAGCCGCTGTGAACATACGTCAGGTTGTCTTGCGTGTACTCGTGCAGCGCCCTGCTGATCTCGCGCAGATATTTGCTGATCGAGCGGTAGCCGCCCATCTTACGCGGCAACCCGCGCTGCCAACGGACCCACTGCCCGTCGACGTAGCTGTCGCCTTCAAACTTGGTCCCATCCCGCTTAATGCCGGGCCCAGACCGGATCTGGACAATCTTTTCAGCCATCAGCCAAGAGCCACCGCAAACACGATGGCCTCGTCGGCCCCGCCGCCACCAGTGACGCCGATAGCCGCCTGCGCCGCTGCCTGATCGACGGCGGTAAAGACGCCGATGCCGACCGTTGTGCCGCCCAGGTTGATGAGCGCACCGCCAGCCGTTGTCGCTCCCGTGCCGCCATCAGCAATGCTGATTGGCGTCGATATGCCGCCGGTCTCAGCGTCAACGACGTCAGAACCGTCGCAATACAAGATTGCGCGGCTGCCGCGCGCGACGAGGACACCTGGCGTCTGTGTGTTTGTCCTGACGCGCAGGGTGAACGAGCCGCCCGTTGTGTTGTTGTAGACCCAGTATTGCTGTGTCGTCTTAGGCACGACAATCTCGACGTTGCCCGTGATCGCGCCAGTGAACTGGTAGGCAATACGGTTCAACTCGGCGCCCGAGAGCGTGTAGTTGCCGCTCACGCCGCCAAGGTTGATCGACGTAAAGTCGAACGCAAACACGGCGCTCTGACCGAGACCCAGCGTGAACCAGTTCAAGCCGTCGGTGATCAGCGTGACGCTGTCGCCAGGCGCAAGGGTGAGGGACGCTGCGCCGTTGACGGTCTCAAGGCCCTGAGGTGTTACGACGCAGTTGCCTGAGCCTTCGTTACGGACAGCGACGAACCAGTCGTTGCCGACTGACACCGCCGAAGGCAGCGTGAATGTGCCGAGGCCACCGTTCCACACGTAAGCTTTGGCGCGATCGGTAGCGCCAGCAGTATAGCTCGTGTTGAAGAGCGTCACAGGCGTTGACTGAGACAGCGTCGAGCCTGTCGCGGCCAAACCGTAGCCAGCAAGTGCGGAGGCCTGCGCCTGCGCAGTCGCGGCGCCGTAGCGGAAGACGCGCCATGTGCCCGAGGCCGTGCTGTTGTCGATCAGGTAGATCTGCCACTGCTCGCCCTGCGCAATCGACGCCAGGGTGACGCCGGTGCTGCTCTTGATGGTTACCGACTGCGGGCCGAGGTTGTTGAACAGGATCGTCTGCCCCGTGCCGGTCTGATCGGCCGGCGGCATGAAGAGTGAGTAGGAGCCTGTCGGCGTGATGTCGATGATGCTGGCGGCCGGATACTCGGTCGTGCTGCTCTCGAGAGGCCACTCAAGCGTCGTATCGGCGGTCAGCGCCAGCGCCAGATAAGACACGTCGGACGGGTAGATTGTCGTCCCACCGAAGACCTGTGTGTAGGTGTTGGTCATTAGGCCTCCTTACGAACCGCTGAGCGGTCGAGTATCTTGGCGAGATCTTCGCCGTTGAGCATAGCGGCAGCGCGATCGTACATCTGTTGCCAAACTGGAATGCGTTCGTCGTTCTTCAGGAACGGCGTCGCCTCAAGCAGCGTGCCGTAAAGCAGGAGCTGCGGAGCGAAATCGGTAAGCCAGTTGGTCTGCACAACGTCGTCCAACAGCGGCGGGATTTCGTAGTATAGGATTTCGAACGGGTATTCCGCGTCCGGCGTCGGCGCAATCAGCCAGTGGTTGTAATCATAATCGCTGTAGAAGATCGGCTCTTCAGTCGCGGTACGATCGGGCCAGTAGCTCAAAAGGTACTCATAGGCGCGGGAGAAGACCACCTTGCGCGTGTTGTTCTGCGTGCCGGTGCCGATGTTGACCGACACGGTGTCGCGCCAGCGGTCAGGCTTGGGGTAGACGGACTGCCCGACTGCCAAAGTGCCGGTGACGACGTTGATGAAGCCCTGCACCTTGAGCTCACGGGAGATCCGGCGCTCTGCAAGGTTAATCAGACGCGGGATTTGCTCGTAAACAACAGGGTCAGACGCATAGGAGTTGCCACGCTCCAGGTAGCGCCGGACGTCCTCTTGGAGCGTCGTAAAGGTCATTGTGGTCGCCATAACACGCCCCTATATCAGTTTTTTACGTTTTGCGCACCCGAAAACCCGCTTTCATCATTTTACAGCTACTGCGTCTACCCATGCCTTAACCGTCAGGCGATGCTTGACGCTACAGTCTGTATACTTTGCGATGATGTCAGCTTCCCAAAGCGCGCGCTCAGGGTCAATCATTACCTTTGGTGGGTTTTGAAGTGTCGGGCACTTTGCCGCTAGGTTCGCCGGTGGCAGCGGCATTGGCGTCACTGACACCGCTTTCGAGCACCCGGCGCAAAGCATCAGAACCAGCGCAATCAACAGGAACGGCAGGAGCCGTTTTATATATTTCACGTATGGTGTTGGTGCGTTCGGTTGCCACCACATTGGCTTGATCCCGTTCAAATTCGTAGGTTTGCGAAACATTGTCTACCACCTCTTGTTTTTTAACACGTAGCTTTTCAGCCTTCTCCAGCGCCTTTGCGAACGCGGCATCGCACTGCCAGTCGCGAACCTTGTAGCCAGAAGCAGCGCCGATAATCAAAGCGCCTGCTAAACCATATATCATGATTGGGTTTATTAAAGCCATGCTGCGTACTTCTTCGTCTTTGCCTTACGGTCGTCAAGGCCATGCGTGCCGCCATTGATCCGCTTTGTCAGCGCGAGGATGGCAGCATCGCCTGTGCCTTGATCGCAGATCGACCAGAGCTTGTTCTTATCGAAGAACCACAGGGCGCTCTCGAAGGCCAGTTCGGTAGCGACAAGGTCAGGGTTGTCCATGATGTCCGGCCGGCCAATGTAATCGGAAAACGCTTGGTAGTTAAATTTCCCGGTGAGCTGGAGGGCCCCTCGGCCGCGAAAAGCGAAGCCTTCGCCTGAGCTTTCCGGCCCATTGCCCATACGGTTACCATAGACGCGGTTGGCGATCTTCTTTGGCTGGCGTTCGTAAGCACGAGCCAGTGCGTCGGTCGGGAAGTACTTGCGGAAGATACCGCGCAGCCCCTTCGCGCCGTAGTTCAAGTTCTCGCTAAAAGCCTTGAAGCCGCCACTTTCATGCGCTGTCTGAGCAAAGAAATGCGCTGCACGATTAGGTGATAGCTTATAATAAGCCGCAGCCGCCTTAAATGTGCCCGGGCCGAACGCGCCATCTGCCGTTACTCCTATTTTCTGTTGAAGGTTAATCAGGCTCATTTATCGTCCTTCCGATTATTCCATAGCTCAAAGAGCGTCTTAATCTTTTCCTCAACCACGGCGAGACGCACATCCATCTTGGCGAGGATGATGGTCAGCGTAATAAACGCCAATACGATTGGCCAAAGCTGGCCAATCAGTTCAACGGTGGAGAGATCGCCCGCCATTACGCTGCTGGGTTGCGCCAGTCAGGGAAGTCAGCCTCATCGACCACGCCATCGCCGTTTACGTCATAGCGCAGGTCGTTGCGGTACTTCTCCCAAGGCTCCATGTCGTCATCGTCTTCTTCAATGTCGCCTTTAGGGAAGATCGTCCCAGCAGGGCGGACCAACGGCACAGGATTATACTCACCGACTTCTGGTTCTGGTTCCGGTGTCGGCGCTTCTGGGTCGGGTTCTTTGTCACGCGCATTGGCGTTGAGGCTCAGGCCGCCAAGCAGACCGACAAACGCACCGATGATCGTCTGGAACGCAGGGTTGACCGTCTCAAGGATAGCTGCGCTGCTCACAACGTCATTCGACACAAATAGGCCAACGGCAAGCGCCAGCACGACGACAAGGATAACCGCAGACAGCGTGACGATGGCAACGCGGATGACAAACTCAACGGTATCGTTGACGCCGTCTTGTCTGCTTTCAAAACTATTTAGGAAGTTCATCTTCTTCTCCTTCTGTCTTTTTGGGTTTGATCGAGCCGCTGCCCTGCCCAGCCATCAGTCCTGCCAACGCGCCGACAATGAACGTCGCTATCGGGTTGATCAACTTAAAAAACTCAGCGTCGTTAGGGGACTGCCCCTCCATTGGCTGCGATACAAACACCAACGAGTATAGCACAGTCGCAACGATAAACGTAAGCGTCAGCGACAGGACGATGCCGACGATGAACCGCAGCAGTTCCTCTGGCGACCATTCGTTAGTCGGCTTCATTTTCTTCACCCGTATTTATTAGCCATTCGGTGCAGTAG